ATGATCTATTGACACCACTAATAATTATAGCGAGACCCAGCAGATTTGATAGTATAAAAAGACAGTTACCGCAAGCGGAAATAGCAGATCCGATAGCTAAAAAGTTTCCGTTGGTCTCCTTGATGAGCCTAGAGAAGTTCATTAACAGCCTAGTGAATCTCAAAATACCATATTTCTTCTTTTCACTGTGGTTGCACAGATCCTATTACGATCTATCACAGCCAAGTCTAATACTGTTAAATAAGCTCATTAATATTGCGAACAACTCCTCCAGATATGTTATAAAAAGTTATAACATCCTTTCGTCAGCATCAGAAGAATCAGGAGAATTACCAGCGGAACTAGAGAAAATAATATGTCATTTCAAGAAAATGTTAGGCGAGAAAGTCAGCTGTGACGACAGTGACTGGTGGAAATATAATTTGTGGCACAAATCCAGTGCAACTAGCACAGCAACGAATATTACAATAACAAGGAAAGAAATAGAGAAGTTAGCACTGAAATACAACGTGTCACCAATTTGTTTGCAATACGTTATAATGTACAACAAAAACCCATGTCACCTTTCCTCATTTCTTCTGCTTGAAATCAAATCACAACTCTCCTCTTCTTAATTTTTTCTCTCTACAGTGTATTCATATTCTTCCTTCTCTCTTTTATTATCTTTTTCGCATCTATTACTTCTACCTCCCCTTCTTTCCCCAAATATTCTAACATAGTATCACTATCGTCTATCATTATGACTTTATTCTGATCGTATTTTTCCCTGAGCCTCCTTACTGCATCTCTCTTAAACTCATGGTCTTTTCTGAAGTCCTTCTCGCCCCTCAGCACGACCTCGTTCGGCTCTATCCCTATCTCTGACAGCTGTTTGAGAGTCGCTTCACGCTGTTTTTCCGAACGCCCGCTGACTACTGCTATTACTTCTGGCTTTTTCTCTTCCACTAACTGTTTCACGAACTCGATAACTTCCCATTTAGGCTTGTCCAAGTTCATGAACCTCGGTGATTGATAGCATTCCCAAAACATACGTTTGTTTCCGTTGGCTAGCTTCTCGCATTCGTTCCACCTGGCAGAAGTGTCGAAAAGCGTGCCGTCCATATCCAAGACCAGCATCATTTGCCTCCACCTTGCTGTTTAAAACCTAGTATTGTTATTTTCCCGTTCTCTTCTTTGAACTCTAACTCCTTAGCTTCCCCCTCGACGTCATACACGAAGTAAAACGTTTTGAGACCTTTTTCGTCTCTTTCCCACGCTAGTTTGCTACATTTCCCTTCAAATCTAGTATTAAAGTAGTCTATCGCTTCTTGGTAGTTACTTTCCTTTGCAAGTTCTTCTAACGTCGCTGGGTCAAACGGTTGGTCAAATAGATAGACCTTCTTATTGCCCTTCCCGTCATCAAAAATGAAATATATGCCGAATTTGAACCCGTTAAGGTTTGAAGTCGCCATTATTTCGCGGTGTTTCATGATATATTCGCTATCCACAACAGCAGAAATATAAAAAGTGTTATGCCCGTCACCTATGCCTATACATAATATGTTTGTGTGTACGATTCTGTCGTTTTTGATCCCGTCTATTCTTACATAGAAAGAGACGTATGCAACACCTATGGTCGGTGTATCTTGGGGCATGAACCCTTCGACACGTACTATGAAATATTTATCTATATCGATTCTTGAGTTTACCATAGTAAATTCTTCACGCGGTACCTTTAAAAAGCCGAGTCGCTTCTCAAACAGATGTTTAAGAAACGCTTTCTTTTTTAAACCTTTTTGCGGGAAGTTAAAGACATGAAGCCAGACTGTAAAGTCCTTTTGAAAGCGTTTGAAAGTATTTCCTCTATTCAAAGTAAATACGATGAAGATTTCCCTGAAATGCTATCGTACATGTACCTATTGTTAAAGGGGTACTGGAGGGTTAACGATGACGGAGAAACTGAGGAAGTAAAAAGACCACCGTTCACGACTATATCCCTCCTTAAAGTCATGAGTACAATAACGGAAAAAGTCAGGAACGGTACCACAATCGAAGAAATCATAAGCGAAAAGGAACTATGCGGGGACGTCGAGGAGGTATGACAGCAGTAAACCAAACCGTAATAAACGCGTTACCTCCGTTTTCCTACACCCAAGTCTTTCTTGTTGACCTCGCTGGAGGGTTCATTATACTGACAATAATTGAGCTGTTTATGCTGAGAAACAGTAGCTTAACCCATCTGCGACTTGCCTTGCCGTTTCTAACGTTTTCAATAGGCTTTACTCTAATTTCCCTATACCTTTCTCCTTACGTAACATATAACCCAGTATACACTACACCGTTCAACGTAACGTACAGGATCACGCCCTACAGCACAGATGGGGCTGTTCTCTTATACATCAGCATCGCAGTCCTTGCCATGGCTATAGCGTACTTTATTTATGCATTTGCGGTCGACGTGTTGAACATCTCCTTTGGCAGTAGTAAGGACGGCGATTATTTCATACCTTAAGGGTGATACCAGTGTTACCGTTTAAGAACATGGCGTTGTTTAGGAAGAAAAAACCGTCACCAACCGTCTATAAGAATTATGACGCATTACTATTTTTGCCCCCAGCCCTAGTCAGCATTGATAAAAAAACGAAGGTAATAGAAAAAAATGGTGTACATGTCGCGATAATGTACTCGGAAACCAGCGGTGTTTCTGTAATGATGGATTTGCCCGTCGACTTCTTGAAAATATACTATAAAATGACTACACAAGTAAACCAGGGGAACCCGAGCGACAGGATAGTCTATTTTGCAATAGTTTACATTTCTCCGAAAGAGTATGCAAGAAAGAGAGAGAAAATACTAAGGATGGGCGTGAACGCTAAAAGGAAGTTTTTCGTCTTCCCAAGGTGGGTCTGGCTCGTCCTGGAACGTTCTAACGACGCACTGAACTATTTCGTTATAAACAAGTTTGAAGATGATGAACCTACCAACTATTCGAAGGAATTTGATACATTCGGTGCCATCGGGCTTACCTACAGTAATTACTTTATTTTTGCCAGCGTTGCGAGGAAGGACTATATAAATTCTGTAAATAAACGGAGATCACTCGGTCTCTGGTGGTGATAATGTCCCTCTCATATTTACAATCACTCGTCGGGAAAAACGTGATATTATTCAACTACCTACGTAATGTGTTCAAGAATAAGATATACAAAATAGTCGAAAGTGAGGGTGAATACACTCTTCATGTCGATATGGGGATACCTAGCAGGTTACAGCACAGGATTACTTATCCTGGGATTTACTTCATTACGGACGTAATGATTCAGGATACTAACTATACAATTTATCTGAAAAAGCAAGTCGACCTGAAGAAGTTCGCACTGGTGAGCTCGGTAACGACTTCTGAATACTACATTTCCTCGTACCGTAAAATACAGTACAGAACCGATAAAGGGTTCGTGTTCGACGCTTTAGAATTCGATATAGGAGGGTTCAAGCACCTTACGTTTAACTATAATAAGTGTATTATAGCGAAAGTAAAAAAGACTGGTCATAAGCGTACAGCTATATGTTTAGGTGATAGTGTGCTTATACAGGATATAAACGATATTACGTGCAATTGTGAGTGGTTTACCGTAGAGTAGAGTGAGGTGGTTGGCAACGGTATATACTAAAAAAGAAAAGGAAATCCCTACTCTTGAGCAACTCCAGTTCACCGTCTATAATGACGTATGCATGCAGAACAGTAGCTTTGTGTATCCTACCCTAGCCATAGAGAGGCTGAACACTATAATGCTTACCCTTTACAGCGACGAGGTAGAAGAGCTATGGAGGGAATTAGTCCTAAAAAGATATGAGAATGCCACGTCTGAGGACGAACTAAGGCAAATACTAAAGATCGGTTGCGATATTATGTTCATCGTCATGAACGCGTCTGGTGAGGACGTCAAGTCGTTGGTAACGAAAATACTGAACAGCACAAGGAAAAAACATCTGTTTTATGTTAACGAGGAGGCACTTGTGGCTGAAAGTTCGTATCTCATAGACGTGTTGACAAAGTTTGTGAACCCCAACGGGTTTGATGTACTTACTGTTCTGAGCATACTAAAGGACGTGCAAATTAGGACTGCTACTATGATTAGCAGTATTAAGGGGACGTCGCTGTATCAGACGCTTGTCAACGAATTAGGTATAGATGAAAATACCATTGAGAAAAAATGCACGGCGAAGTATTATAGAGAATGTGTAACTGAGAAGAAAACGCAATTGCTGAAAGCGTTGCAGTTTATCAGGATGAATATAAATATTCCGCGT